CGGCAGATGAAAGCTTGGCTGCGTTGCTAATTAGGTTCTTAGAACCTGCAAGCTTGTCTCTTAGTGTCTCTACTAATCCATCTACTGAGCCAGCGATTGCATCACTGTCAAAGATGCTTGCCACGTTGACACTGACGGCAGACCTGAAACCATCGCGCAAACGATCCATAGACTTTTGAATGATTGATTCTTGGTCTTGAGCGAACTTTGCGTTGGTGTCTACGATGCCCTGGTTGTAATCCCTAAGAGCGTCTGCCATAGAAGTATCGCGACGATCAGTGGCCTTAGAAATAGCGTTGCTGTAGTTCTCTACAATGTCGGCTGAACGCTTTGTAAAGCCTTCGTTTGCGTTGCTTACGGCATCGTTGTAGCTGTCTAAGATGTCATTGTTGCGAGCTGTAAAGTCCTTGTTGGCGTCTACTACAATCTCGTTATAGTTAGCCCTTGCATCCTTGTAAGCCTGTCGAGTTTCCGCAATTACTTTTTGAAGGTCGGCTTTAGTTGGGCCGGCTATTCCTGCCGCCGCAACGCTTGCCGCCGCGCTCGCTGCCTCGCCAAAACTCTCACCGCTTCGCCCATAGATGTTAGTTGGGTCGTAGTCAGATTTGGCGCTGCCTTGTGGCAAGCCCATCTTCAGATTGCGGAATCGATTTAGCTCTCCAGCGGATTGCTGAGTGGAGGTTGTGAGCTTATCAATCTCGCCCCTCAGTGCTGCGGCTTGGTTTTCATAAGTTTGTAGGTCAATTGCGCCGTTCTTGTAAGCGGTAGACAGTCTGTCCATTTCGCCCTCAAGAACAACTATCTGATCCTTACTCGCCTCAATTGTTTTTAGGCCGTTGTCTGTTTCGGTTCTAAACGCAAAAGCCGCTGCAACTAAAGCAATTAAAACGCTTGCGGCCAGAACGTAAGGGTTCGCCCTAATAGCTATGTTGAACAGAAGTTGGGCCTCTGTTGCTAAGTTTGTCGCTATCCGGTAAGCCTTCCAGCTCACCGCCGCGATAAGTAGAGCGCCACCGATGTTGCTAATGGCCTCGAAATTGTCAGCGACTGCGGTGGTTACATCCACAATAAAATCAACTGAATCGCTCATGGCTTGACCGAAATCGGCAATTGCCTGAGTTCCCTCGGGCGAGTCTAACCAGTCACCTAAACGTTCAAAAATAGGTAGCAAGCTATCTTTTACCTGATTTACTACCAGTGACATAACGGGTAATAATGCACCGCCAAGCTCAGCTTGCAGGTCAGTAAACTCAGCTTTCAGAATTCGCTGTGAGTTAGCTAGGCCGTCTGAGGTGTTTGCAAAATCGCCCTGCGTTTTAGCGGTTTCTTGGAGTAGCAACCCATAACGAGCCTGAGTCTTTTCTGACTCTGTGAGAACTCTGCCAACTTCACCAATGCCGTTGGCCAACCCGTAAGCGGTGACCTCTGTGTCTAGCAAGTTGATACCAAAACGCTTTAGTGGCTCGGCTTCACCGGAAAGACCAGACTGGAATACCTGCAGAGCCTCGGAAACGTCGATGTTGAAGACTGATGCAAAGTCTGAGGCCCTTGTTGTGATGTCATCAACGAAGCCAGCAACATTGCCACCCGCGCCAACAACGCGCTCTGCGAACGCTGAGAATCTAACGGCTGATGCGTTGAACTCGGACTGAGTAACACCCAACCTAGAAGCGGCATCCTCGCCAAGCTTGACAATTGAATCACTCGACTTTCCATAAGCCACTGAGAGAGCGTTCAGAGATTCTTCAAGGTCTGATGCTTGACCGATAGAGCTTTTGAGTAATAAACCTGCGCCAGCGGCTACGGCTGCAAAGCTTGCAATAATGCCAGTCGATAGTTTGTCGGCTTGCTTGCTAAAGCCTTTTGAGAAATCCTTGCCAGACTTAGCACCTAGCTGCTCAACGCCGCCAAGTTCTTTGGCAATACCTGCCTGGAAGCCTTTGGCAATTGGGATTAAGGTGACATAGGCGTATGCTTGCTCAGCCATTCAAGGTCTCCATCTCTAGCTCTTTTTAGGATTGCTCTAGCATCCTTGTGGGGTTTCCCTTTTACCTTGACGTTTGGATCGGGCCAAGGTCGGGGATAGGGTTTTGGCTTCCTGCGTGAGTTGACCTGCGCCATCATGTCGTAAGTGGCAACTAGGACAGTCCACTCATAACTGATTGGATGTTTCCAGTTTGCAACGGCGGCGTGTGTCCATGATTCCGGGTCGCGTATTAGGACATCAACAATCAAAATTAGTTCGTCTAGGTCTACTTTGGCTGGGTTGATTCCCAGTTTTCTAAGGTCATAGACCAACTCGGCTTCGTGCTTGGCAACTAACTCTTGGAGCCAGAATCTTTTGGGCCGTTTATGTGTCCCAACCATAGGTTTAGAAGTTCAGCCATGTCTTCCTGTGCCAGAGCCTCTTTGAAATCTTTAGGAACAACGTTGGCTAGGAACACTCTTAGAAAACCATCCCCGCCCTCTTTATTCTGAGCATCCATCATCACTTCAATCATTGATGCGCTGATGTGTCCTGGGAGTGTGTAAGTGGTTCCCTCGTAGTCAACTTTTAGTTCTGGCTTTTTGGTCTTTGGGGTTAGCTTTATTACAGTCATGTCTGCGGCTTTCTGTTCATAAGTAAAAGCGGCTAGACAGAGAAGGGATTGCTCCCTCCCCTGCCGTAATCCCTAACAGCCGCCGCATTGAAACCGTTAGGGATGTGCTGCTAAGCCTCTAGAGAGCTAAAGAACTTCTTGAATGTGTTGTTGTTTGCATCTGCATAAGCGGTGATGGTCACGTTGTAACCAATTGCATCGCCTGAAGCCAATGTGCGCTCTCCGACTGATGTGACTTCACCTTGTGGGATGTATGTGCGCTCAATGACTGCGCCATCAACAACGTCAATGACGAATGACTTACGGCCACCTGATGCTGTTGGGTCACCGTTTAGAACGCCGGAGGTTACGTCTGAGCCGAAATACAACTCAAGAACTTCCTGATTAGTTTCCAAGAATGTTAGTGATACTGAGTAGGTTCCCTCAGAAGTCACTTCACGAACTAGAGCGCCGTTTTGCCAAGCTCTAATCTGTGCTGTAGTTCTGTCTATGCTTTCTGAAATTCCGTCAGAACTTACATAACCGAGGTCTAGGAAGCCAGCTTCTAGCGCGGTTCCTGAATCTGTTGGTGCTGCTGTGTCTGTTGGGCCGACGTAAACCGCGCCGCTTACCGCAACTCTTACTAGGTCGCTATCTAATGCCATGATTTTCCTTTGCTAATTTGTGAGGTTTGAACCCCGGTGAGTTATGGAAAAACGCATGAATCTGCGCTCTCCCTTGAGATCTGTCACATCCTGGATGGAGGACTGAACAGAGGTTGCCGTGATGGGGTTTCCATCTGGCAAGTCGTCAAAAAGTGCTGACACTAGCAAGGCCAAAGTTTCGGCCCCTGCGTAGCTGGTTTCGTAGATTGTTACCCCGATGACAGAATCCATGAGAGTCTTGCCCGCAGAGTTGCCACCGTCACGCCGTAGAATGACCTGTGCGTCTGTATCGTCTGCCCTTATGCCTACTCGAACATCTGTTCGTTCCTGAGCCGTTAGAGCGGTGTTTAGTCTTGATACCAAGTGCGCCATCAGGTCACTGAAAATAACTGCATCGCTCATGACTTTTAGCCTTTCGCCCTACGCTTTGCGCGTGCTTTTGCAAGTTGGTTTTTTGTCTTAGTGCCGCGTCTGCCGCCAGCTAAATCAAGCGCTCTAGAAAGATCACCAGTGTTGGCTTCCTCATAATCTGAGCCTCGACTGACCTTGACCCTGATTCGGGTTCTACCGTTGAGTGCCTCAAGCTCTGAGCCGGGAAGTGCTATCTGAACGCGCCGCATCCTGTTGACCAGCTCTGCTCTGATGGCATCGGACTTTAGTAGTTTCCCCATGCCTTTTCTGTTGAGCTTTACTGTGCCGCCGCCGCCGGGAATCTTGCTAGCCATTCGTTTCTCTTTGGAGGTCTATGACAGTGCCGGGAGTCCATGCGCCAAGCCCGTTTATCCAGTTGAATGCTTCCCCGTCTAAGACGTAGCGCTCGGTTAGATAGACAAACACGTCATCGTTTTGAATCTCCACGCCAGCATCTAGGTAGACAGTTAGCCCAGAGGTGATTGTTATCTCTGAGGCCCCTACTGTTTTTGAGCCTGTCCTAGCGGCTACCTTTGCAAATAGCTCGGTTTCAGTTGTCTCAATAACGGGTTCGCCGTATGAATCAACCCCTACCGAAACTTGTCTGATTTGGGTAATTACCTGCATAGTTTCCATTTCCCATAGTTGATGTTGATGCAAAGTTCAAGCCACGGTATGAATCCGCAACCCTTGCTTCAACGGGCGACATCATTACCTGACCGCCTACGGCCCAAGCGGCGTAACTCTGGCTAAATGGCCCAACTGATTGCTGAGATACACCAGAAGCGGCATCAGGGTTGATTGAAAGTGTTCTGGCTACCATGCCCGCGACTACGGCAACAACGTCGGCTGGGATTATGGTTGAGCCATGCTCATAAGTGACCGTTACCGGGGTATAAGAACCGAGGTCATAAATGCTTTGATGCCCGTCAAACGTGAAGTCAATTTCGTTGCCGTCAAGGTCTTTGACCTCGGTGACATCTATAACGGGCCGTTGCATAAGCCTGACAACGCCATCCCTTGGAAACAGTCGGACAGAGCTTTCACCCTGCTCAAATTTCTGGACAGCTCTTTGAACAAACAGAGCTGAGGCATCTGCTAGGTAAGCCGTTGCCTTTGAGGTTTCCGCAACCGTTAGATCTCGACCTAAGCGAGCCTCTACATCTGTAATTGTTGCCAGTGCCATTTTGACCTCTCTAAAATCTTTGTTTCAAGGGGTTGGCCAAGAGGCCAGAGCGAACCCTGACCCCTTGACGGTTAGCCTTATTAAGCTGAGACGTACTTGATGACAGCCGCAGACTTGATGACCTTTGCGCCGTAAACGTTCAAGCCACGAACAATGTCCGAGAACTTGGTCTGGTTGCGTAGAGCCTCTAGGGACTGAATCTGGTTCACGAATGCAACAGTGTCGCCGTGGTATCCAACAGCCGAAACGTCATCTCCCAATAGAGCTGATTCAAGAATGTTCATTCCGAATAGGCGAGTAATCTGGCCGTTGCGCAGTTCTTCATTTGTACCAGCGGCAGATACGTCAGATAGACCCTGGATTAGTAGGTCAGCAAAGTCAGGGGTAACAACACAGAAGCGGTTGCCAGTTGGAACCTTCGCGGTTGCCATCGCAGTTCGGATTGAGCGAATTGCGGCTTTTGCTTCATCGGCTGTGTCTACTACAACTTCGCCACCGTTACCGTCTGTAGCGCCAGCAAGCATCTGCTGAAGTAGGTATGTTTCGGCATCCTCAGCTAGAGCCTTGCCAGCTGCATCAGTCCACGCGTTAAACGAACCAGCGGCCTGTACCTTGTCAACGTCATCGACGTTTACGGAGAATGCCTTTTCCTGGTTGAGTAGCAACTGAACCTCGGTGTCAGCCAGCGCCTCGGCGGTGATTGTGCGACCCGCGCCAGCATAGTCAACGATGGTTGGTGTAGTTGCGTTGATGATGTGGACAGTGTTGCCACGGGTTGCATCGCCTTGGTA